TTATCTCCATCACTAGTTCCTCTATTTTTTTCATATTTAAATCCTTCTTCTCTATTAATTTTCCATTTACCAAATTCCCCTCTATAATCTTGAAATAAATAATTAGTAGCAGTAAATGAACCGGCAGAAGTACCAGATGTATAGTTTTGATGGCTATTTGATGCTAAATCCGTAAGTCTAACATTTATTAAAAATGGTAAAATATCTTTTCTAGTCTCTTCGTTGTTACTTCCTATCTTATAATCAATTGCACTAACTAAATTATCATAACCATCTATGGTCGCCATATTTTTAACCCCAACTGTACTAAGGGGGAAACTCATACCTTTATCTAATTTAATCTTTTTATCATCATTTGATTTAGATTGTTCTATTGAATATCTAGATAAAGAAGTAAATCTCATTAAATGATACAATGAATGTGTATCTCTTGGTGTCCACCAACCTGTACTTGCACCACTAGCACCTATTAATTTAAAATTTGCAATTGATTCTAAAACTTTAGAAGGGTGAACAAACTCTGCATCAGGAATTGAATCCGCTATATCAGCACGACAAAAATGTCCTAATTGTTCTTTAGGTGCTAATGGGTGAGAATCATTATTAGTATGTTTTGCACCCTTACCTAATGCTTTAGAAAAAGTTAAATCATTTGTTGCACTAGCGGTTGCATTGGCACTAAGAGTAAAATGTGTAGCATCTGGTATAGCGGTAATATAACTACCTGACGCAACACCTGTCCCAGAAACTTTCATTCCTATTTGTACTAAACTACTATCTGCAACAGTTACACTAGTACTATTAAAAATGGTTGTGCAACTTAAAGTTAAAATTGATGTATCTACACCTTTACATAATCTTGTTCCAGCAGTTCCGGTAGTAGCATGAGCAGATTTATACAATCTATAAACTGTATCAACGATACTTTCTTCAATGATAATGCATCTATAAGTTTCACCTGAACCATGTATAGCATCGTGGGATAAATTAGTAACATATGTTCCAATAAAAACACCATTATCTGTATAAATTCTATCTCCCTTAGTTAAATTATAAATCGCTGATGCATTTGTGTATAATACTTTACCATCATAACCTACACCGGATGAACCAGCAGTTTGTTCGTGACCTGTACCCGAAGGGTCATGGAAATTTAAATATAATCTAGTCCCACTACTTCCTACCTTGTATAATTTTTGTAATTGTATTCCTTCTAAAACAGGGGGTAAACTTAAATGATTTAAATAACCTATGGTATGACGGCCTTTGGAAGCAAAATCCATTTTTCTAAGAAAGTAATTTTTAAAAGCGGTATCTTCATTATATCCATACCCTTCATTATTAGTTCCGGCGTTATTATGGTCTTCTGGGTCTAATGCTTGAGTACTATCTTTTGTAGAACCATACCCATTAAATACTGCACCTTGTAGCATATGTAAAGGTCTTGGGCTATTTCTCCATGTAGTCCAAGCATTTGCGTCACTAAGATTATCTGCACTTTCTGTTGAAAAATTAACAAATGAGGAATCTCCATCTCTTCCGCCTATATTAAAATTTAAATATGAATGATTGTTAGGATGACCTTTTTCCATATAATATAAATCTCCGGTTGGGTCTGCACCATTAACCTTTCTTATAGCAGCAGTACAAGTAATTGTAGCACTTGATACATTACTTACAGTACCTAAATAATGTCCACCAGAACCATATACATAAGTTCCAACAGGAAATCTTGCTGCTAAATTAGTAGAAGAATCACAAACAATATCAGACCCCGAAATACTAGAAATATTTCTACCACTATCTGTTAATTTTTGATATCTACTATACGTAAAAGGTTGAACATTATGGCCTGTTGGTGGGGGAGGATTTTCTGGGTCTACAATATTAAAATGCCAATCAAATGTTAATTCGGTCAATCTCATTAAACCAAAACATTTCATTTCATTAGTTTTAATCGAAGCCTCAGATATATTAATTAATTCGTATGAATCATCAGTTCTTATTTCTTGATTACATGAACCTAAATATTTGTAATGGGTTACATTACTTGGTTGAGTAGCAGCATTAGATTTTAACATAATGCTATAATCTTTAAAGTCTCTTTCTATATTGCCTATGTGATTAGTTCTAGTCATACTATCTGGGTATAAATCTCCTCCGGAAAACAAATGAGTTCTTACAGTTTTTGAATCAATAATTTCAAAAGCATCTTTACACGTAGTAACTGCATTAGATTTCATTCCTGCAAGAATATTACTTGCCTCAGCGTCAGTAGAACTAAATACAGTTGTTCCATCTCTACTATAATTCCAAGGCCCACCATAATTGTAATTTCCTACTCTAGGCATTAATGTATAATCTGTATTTGTTGCACCGTTTTCCCATTTATCATAATCAGCAAAATTACTTCCACTAAGAGGAAAAATACCTTTAGTTTCTGGAGATTCTCCTTTTTCATAAGAATTAGTAAATGTATTATTTGTTCCATATTCTGTTATAATAGGGCTGGTTATAATACCAGGACTTACTCTAATAATTGGAGAATAAGCAGAAAATTCACTAGCATGGGCTAAATAATGAGAAGATACTGTTCCATCACTTTTATATTTTATATAATTAAGTGAATTTTTTTCTCTTTGTAAATCATAATACCTCCAAGTAAAAGGCCCATAAGTATCAACTAAACAATGTGAACGTGCATCAGTAGCAAGTCCGGGCGCACCTCCTTCATCATAATAATAATTATTATAAGTTGTGGGTTTAAAATTAGCATCTAATTCATAATTAAGCATATGAATAATTCCACCATTTCTTAATCCTTGAGAATTAATTAAATATAATCCTTGAGTTTTATTAGTGGAAGTATAAAGATATTCTGATGATGATAATGCAACGGGTAAAGGTCTATCTAAAAGCATATAAGTAACAGTTGTACTATTACTTTCTAAACCTAAAACTTTTCCTAAAAACACACCATTAGAATTATACACTGAAGTTCCGACTGGAAATGTAGAATTAACATTTGAATAAGTATCTGATAATTTAATTATAAAATTATAGTCCTTTGAATAACTTGTAGAACTCAAATTAATCGTTGAAATTGTTAAGGTTTCTAATCTATTATCAGCCGGATTTTCATCTATTCTTCCCATATAAATAGGACAATTAGGTGCTAATGTAATTATAGTAGTTCCATCTTTTGTATCTACTTCTACAACATCATACTCAGTAATACTATTAACTGTATGAATTGTTTTTTTACTAGGTGATGTGGGGTCTGTAACTTCATCAGTTAATTTACAATAAGATGCACTTTTATGAACTCCGTCGGGCCTATAAATATTATATCCAATTGAATCTTTATCTGAATGGGCTGAAGTTCCAGCAAGATTAGAATTTTCAGTTGAAGGTGTTCCATAATTATCTGTATTTAATTTCTTACCACTAATAAAATATAATCCTTTTTCAGATGTACCAGATAAATTAGATACATTAGTTGTAACTGTGGGGTTATGTTCCAATGCTTTAGCAAAAGTAATTAAATTACCATCTTTAGACCATTTGTATATACTATCATTATCTTTTAAAGAAACTCTAGTTTTATCAGTTATAGTAGGAGTAGCCCCTGCATTTGCAGCACCGCCAATTAAAGTTCCATCTTCTTTAAATAATAAATCATATTGATTAATATTTGAAGTGCTACCATCTGCCGCAATAGAGGCACTATTAATTTCATAACCAGCAGCCAAATTAATATCAGCAGAAGTGTCTTCAATATCTAAAAATGGACCATAAGTAGAATAAACTATATCTTCAGAATGTAAGTAATTTTTGTTTACTATTGGTCCTAGTAATTTATTAGATTTATTTCTTCCCGCAATATGATGTTTCAATAAACCATTTTCAACATAATTTTTAAAAGTTTCTACTTCCCCTATAAATACAGTTTTAAGTATAACATATCCTCCACTATAATAACTTAAAAAGTTACCATCATCAGCAGTTTCTTTTCGATATAATTGTAATCTAGGAGTTTGTAATTTAATTACCTTATGTTTACTATCTCCATAATGAATCTTAAAAGAATGCCCCTTTTGAGGCCCACTAGTTAAAATTAATTCTGTATCATATATTTTACTTTTAGATATATTATTTACAGAAGCATTGGTATCATAAATTTTAGTGTTTGAAAGATATACTTGTTCTCTTGAAGTAGTTGGGGTTGGGTCTGAATCATAAGTTACAGTAGTA